CGGTAAACTAATTAAATAAAAAGCTTCTTCAGGAAAGTAACAAGATTTAACTAAACCTAGGTCACTTTCTCTATTAACTATATCCATAAATGTATCTCTTACATTTTTAGATAAATCATTTAATGGTTGAGATTTTTCTTGTATTGTTCTACCTAATGAACGTAATCCAGTTGCCGATAAAAATACAATATCAGTTCCTGTATTTTGAATACTATCTCTAGCTATACACCCTACCCCTGAAATAACCTCAACTAAAGTTAAAGAAGTTGTACTAATAGTAGATGCAAAGTTATCTCCATCTGAATATATAATAATATGGTTTTTACAAAATATAATTAAGTTACCATTCATTTCACCTAAACCAGTAATTACATCTTGACCTTTAGGTAAAACTCCAGCTATGTTTAAAGAACCAGAACTACCTCCACCCCATTTATATCCATGTAATAAATCAGTAAAGTATACTGTAGTTTTATTAGTTGTAGTATCAGCAGCCCATAAACGACCAAAGGCTGACATAACTATATTAGCTTCTGGTGGTGTTCCTGAACTTCCTGTGTGTTGGTCTATACTTTTAAATTCATTAGGTGTAGTTTCATTTGTGTAATATAAAGGTTTATAATCTCTTTGGAAGAAATATGCTATATCGTTTAGTGTTGCACTACTCCAATTACCAGCACTAATAGTATCAGTAGTAGTAGGGGTGCGTTCTGTTAATGTAGCCAGTCCTGTATAAAATTTAGTACTAGACCAAGACACTAAAGTATTAGTTCCTGCTATATCTAAAAAGGGGTGCATACCTTTTAAGTTAACACCTGTACCACCGGAAGTAGTACGATATAACCAACCTTTTCTTGCACCTAATCTACCAAATTCATCTATAATACAGTTATTAGCTTCTAAAGCAAAGCTAGGGTCATTAGCTACACTAGACTCTTGGGTATTTAAACCTAAGAATGCTGGGGCTACTAATGATGCTGTTAATATTTGTTTTGACATTATTTAATAATTCCTAAGTAATTAAGCTTCATACCAAATACTTTCTTCTGGGTGTTTAGCTGCATCTAAAGCTATAGCATCTTGTAAGGCATTGTTTGCTCTAGCATATGCACTTGTTGTAGTAGCACCACCATCTTCTCCACGTTCTTCTACAGCTAGTGCATAAGCTAATAGTTCAATAGGTTTAGTTGGTACGCTAAAAGTATCTGCATCACTTTCTAATTCTGCACTTCTTAATATTACATTAAAGTAAATCGTATAAGCTTTATCAGGTATTGGATATAAATCAACTTGTGTATCCCCGTCAGAACTTATACCGTTAAAACAATAGTAATAGGGTGAGCCTGTTGCTGGTTCTGTATTTAAAAATAAATTATTAAAATCATGTGAACTTTTTTGTTTTAAGAAAAAATCATCAGTTTCATTTATAACATCTAATACTGTTAATCTATTCTGTGTACCATTAAGTTCATAATTAAATATACCATTGGAAGTGGTAGCTGTTAGTGTATTACGAAGTCCTGACCAATGCCAAGCATTCTCTACATCTATTAAAGCATCATTAACTAACACCCCTATTAATTTAGAGTATGTTGTTTCATTTACAGATGCTACAGTTCTTTCCCTTAATCGTTTTAAAATATTGTTTACTACTTGTAAGTATGTCATTTTATATTCCTATGTTGTACGGTACTTTTTTACTTTCTTTGCTACCTTTTTAGGTTGTGCTACAAACTGTTTACCTTTTCTATTACCTTTTGCTTTAGACTTCTCTGCAGCACGCTCTGCAACTAATATTGCAGATTGCTGAATCAACGCTAAGCTTTGCCTTCTTTGTTTAAGTGCCCTTTCAACATGGTTATTTTGTTCGTTATTATTTAAGCGCTGAGTGGCTAATCTTATTTTTTCCGCTTTGGTAGCAGCAGTTTTTGCAATATGCCGAAGTAAAATCTTTTTTTTTTCAACCCGAAAGTTTCTTGTTTTTGCTGCATTTGCTACCTCGTTTGAAATTTGTTTTTGTTTCAGTTTCTTG